CTGAACATTTTAGATGGAGTTACATCTACTGCTGCAGAACTTAATATCTTAGATGGTGTAACTTCTACAGCAGCTGAATTAAACATATTAGATGGAGTAACCTCTACAGCAGCCGAACTAAATATTTTAGACGGAGCAACAGTTGTTGTTGGTGAACTTAATTATCTTGATTTAGGTTCAACTGCCGTAGGTACAGCAATAGCTTCTAAAGCTGTTGTCTTAGATTCTAATAAAGATTACACAGGCTTAAGAAATTTAACAATTACAGGTGAACTAGATGCAGCCACTTTAGATGTAAGTGGAGATGTAGATATAGATGGTACTTTAGAAGCCGATGCAATTACAGTAAATGGAACTGCTTTAGCAAGTGTTATAGCAGGAACTACAGTAGCAAATGCAACACTAGCTGCTACAACTACAGTTGCAGACAGCACAGCAAACACAAATTTCCCTGTAGTCTTCCATGATGAATCAAATGGTTTATTAGATGATACAGGTGCTTTAAGATATAATCCAAGTACAGGAGAACTATTAGTTCCTAAACTTACTGTAGCAGGAACAACTACTACAGCAGATACAGTTACTATGCAGGCTTCAAATGCTATTGTCTTTGAAGGAGCTACAGCAGACGCAAATGAAACTACACTTAGTATTGTAGACCCAACATCAGACCATACACAATATTTAATAAACCAAGGTGGATATATTCCAGTCTTGGCAGCAGCCACAACAACACAAATTAGTGCGACACCAGCTGAACTTAATTTATTAGACGGCTCTACAGCTAATACAGTTGTAAATAGTAAAGCTGTTGTTTATGGTTCTAGTGGAGAACTAGCAGGTACATTATCTACAGCAGCTCAAACAAACATTACAAGTCTTGGTACTCTTACAACACTTACAGTAGACGATATAACAATTAATGGTTCTACTATTTCTGATAGCGGAGATTTTACATTAGATGTTGGTGGAGATATTATTCTTGACGCTGATGGTGCAGATATAAGATTTAAAGATGCAGGCACTGAGATTGGAAAGATAAGTTATTCAAGTAGTAATCTAATTCTTGCAGCTAGTGAAAGTGATAAAGATTTAATATTTAAAGGTAATGATGGTGGCTCTTCAATTACTGCTCTTACTCTTGATATGTCAGCAGGTGGTAAAGCTATATTTAGAGGAGGAGCAGTTTTTAATGAAGACAGTTTAAACTCAGATTTTAGAATTGAATCAGATGGTGATGCTAATATGTTTTATCTTGATGCTAGTGCTGATGCTATTGGAATAGCAACTTCTTCACCTTCAGAAAAGCTAACTGTAAATGGAAACATAAGAGTTGGTAGTACAGATAAATTATATTTTGGTGGAACTACAAATTATGTTTCAGGAAGTCATGGCTCAAATTATTTACATTTCTTTACTAACAATTCTGAAAGAATCAGGATAGATTCTTCAGGAAACGTGGGAATCAATACAACCAGTCCTTCATATCCTTTACACGTTGATGGAACAATCAATGGTGTAGGCATATCCTCAAACATAACTAACTTTAGTGAAAGTATACTTATCAGTAATGATGCTGGTACAGGCACATTATCTAGTGCTGACAATAACACAGGATTTGGATATGAAGTTTTTGATGATTTAACATCTGGAACTAACAATACTGCTGTTGGTCGAAAAGCCTTGGCACAAGTAACCACAGGTTCTTCTAATGTAGGGATTGGAGTTAATGCTGCTACTGCTACAACTACTGCATCTAACAATGTTGCTGTAGGTACTAATGCTTTGTTGGTAAATACCACAGGTGCAGCTAATATAGCCATAGGGTCTTTAAGTTTAGACGCTAACAGTACAGGGGATTCAAATGTAGGTATTGGTTATGCTGCTTTAGGAGCTAATACTACAGCTTCAAACAATGTAGCTGTGGGTTATCAAGCCTTAGATGCCAACACAACAGGTGGGGATAATGTAGCAGTTGGTAGAGATGCTTTAGGAGTTAATACCACAGGAGATAGAAACGTAGCAGTTGGTAATTATGCTTTAGATGCGAACACAGTTGGCGATAGAAACGTAGCTGTAGGACATGGTGCATTAACTACATACAATCCAAGCACAAATGAAGACAGCTACAACACAGCCGTTGGTTATGCTGCTCTAACAAACAATTCAACAGGTAATAACAACACAGCAGTCGGTGGATTAGCAATGGATGCAAATACCACAGGAAGCTATAACGCAGTCTTAGGAAAAGCAGCATTAGATGCTAATACTACAGGAAGCTATAACACAGCAGTAGGAACATCAGCATTAGGTGCTAATACAACAGCAAGTGAAAACGTAGCAGTTGGTTATGCAGCAGCTGCATTAAATACAACAGGTGCAGCTAATGTAGCTATAGGTTATGAAGCATTTGATGTAAATACAACAGGAAACAGAAATGTAGCTATAGGTGCACACGCATTAGACGCAAATACAACAGCTTCCGACAATACAGCCATAGGTAATCATGCTATGGGAGCAAACACTACAGGACAAAGAAATGTTGGAATAGGTAAAGATGCATTAGCTAACAATACTACAGCAAATGATAATGTAGCAATCGGTTATCAGTCTTTAGATGCTTGTACTGGAGGTAATACTAACGTAGCTATAGGAGCACAAGCATTAGGAGCTAATGTTTTAGGGGATAGAAACGTAGCTATAGGGCATGAAGCACTTTTAGTTGCAAATCCCGGTAGTGATTCAGATACTTATAACGTAGCTGTTGGCTATCAAGCTGCTGTCAAATTAACTACAGGAACAACCAATACAGCTGTAGGTGGATTAGCACTAGAAGAAACTACTACAGGTAACGGAAACACAGCAGTAGGTTATTTAGCTGGACAAGAAAACACCACAGGTGCAACAAACACAGCAGTAGGTCAAGAAGCTCTACAGAAAAATACTACAGCAAGTTTTAACGTAGCTGTGGGTTATCAAGCCTTAGAAGAAAATACCACAGGAGCATATAACTCAGCTGTAGGAACTTATGCACTTGACGCAAATACTACAGCAGACTACAACACAGCACTGGGTTATAACAGTTTATCCACAAATACTACAGGTGCAGCAAATACAGCTGTTGGATTCGGCAGCTTACAAAATGCAACAACTGCTGCAAACAATGTGGCAATCGGTGGTGCAGCAATGCAAAGTAATACCACAGGAGCACACAATACAGCTGTTGGTACTTACGCACTTGACGCTAATACTACAGCAGACCAAAATACCTCAGTTGGCTATGGTTCTTTAAGTGACTGCACTACAGGAGCTAATAATACTGCTATGGGAGACAGAGCAGGAGAAAATTTAACAACAGGTTCAAGCAATACTTTTATAGGTAATTTAGCTGGAGGAGTAGGCACAGTAACAGGTAGTGATAATACTACTCTTGGTTCTAGTGCTGGTAAAAACTTATCAAGTGGCAGTAACAATCTTTTATTAGGACATGATGCAGGACTATCTGGAAGCCCGGGTGGACCTATAGATACTGAATCTAATGAGATTGTACTTGGTGATGAAAATATTACAGCAGCACACGTTCAAGTAGATTGGACAGTAGCCTCAGATAAGAGAGACAAAACAGATGTAGAGCCTATGCCAATGGGTTTAGACTTTGTTAATAAACTAGAGCCAGTTACCTATAAATGGGATAAAAGAAGTAACTATGTAGAAAAAGGCGAAGACTTTGACCACATAGTTCCAGATGGTTCACATAAAGAAGATTGGTTAGATGTTGGATTTTTAGCACAAGATGTTGAAAAATTAGAATCAGAATATGGTTATAACATATCTGACAAAAGTAATCTTACAACAACTTTAAGTGATGACGGCAACCAGTATGGTTTAAAATATAATAAGTTTGTACCGATGTTAGTTAAAGCCGTACAAGAATTATCTGCACAAGTTGAGGAGTTGAAATCAAATTCTCACGCTCCAAAGGGCTTGACAGATATGGAAGGATATGATATACTCATGTCAAGGATTAAAAATTTAGAAAAGGAGAAATAAATGGCAGTTAGTAAAGCAATTGTAAAATGCGTTCCGTATGAAAACTCATCTAGTAAAGTAGATAAGTGGGATATAGAAATGAAATATGAAAATGATAGTGAAGGTGATTCTACTTATTACACTACTACTTTCAGTATTGTTGTTCCACAATTAGATGATGATGGTAATGCAAACTTTACACTTAAAGCTAAAGGTAGTTGGAGTAATGCTAATCTAGTAGCACTATGTCCTGTATCTCAATGGGATGCAGTATTTGCTAGTCAAGTAGATAGTGTTATTACTAGCCCACCAGCAGTAAGTACACCAGATAACGGATTTAGCGTACCTAGTTAATAAATGACAGAACAGACTTTTCAGATGCATGTTATGCCGTCTGTGTTTGTTTTAGAAACAACCATGCCTCAAAGTATGATTGATTCTGTAAACGATTACATGGATGAGTATAAAGAAAAGAAAGATAAACAATCTTTAAAACATTCATTGGTTGGACAAATACATAAAGGCGAACAGCTTTTATTAGACCATGAAGATGAAAGAATGATTGAGTATAACAAGTTTGTTTGTAACTTAGGAGCTGATTATATAAATTATTTTGCTAGTTCAGGAGCTGGTATGAAACTTAAAAATCCTAAACAAGTAAGAATAGACGAAACTTGGTCAGTGCATAGTTATGATGGAGACTATAATCCTATACATGACCATGGTACTAAAACAATAATGGGAATATCTACTACTGCTTGGACTAAAGTTCCTAAACAAATAGGAGCTAAAGCAGAAGCTAACACACCTACATATTCGCTGTATAACGAATCTGGACACAGTGATGGCTGTATATCATTTCAATATGGAATGAACTCAGTTTTAGATTCAGAAAGACTAAGACCACCACAGTCATTTGTAATGACACCAGAGGTAGGTAAATTATTAGTATTTCCTTCTTGGTTACAACACATGGTGTACCCATTTAAAGGAGAAGGAGAAAGAAGAACAATAGCTTCCAACTTAAATTGTTGGGACATAATAGAAGAAGAATAATATGGAATTTACACCTTATCTAGTTTGGAATGTAATTATTACATTAGTAGTAGCTCCGTTGTTATATAACATTAGACAAAATACTGCAGAGCTAAAAAGACAAGACATATTATTAAATAAAACTAGAGAAGACATAGCTAAAAATTATGTAACTAAAATAGAGGTCAAAGACGAAATGGAACAAGTAATGGATAGATTAGAAAAACTAGGAGAAAAAATCGATAAGATTTTTGAAATGATTTATAACAAGGGTAAAAGTGGCTAAGAAAAAAGGTAAAGGAGTAGCGGTATTAATTGCTATAGGCGAGCCTTCTAAGCTTTTAAAAACTATAAAAAGTAGGAAAAAGAAAAATGGCAAGAAAAAATAAAAACAAAAGAACAAGAACAGTATCTGAAAGAGCTGACTATAGACAAGGTGGTTCTGTTTCAAGAACACAATATGCTAATGGTAATGTAGTAGATGAAAATTTTGTACCGCCAAAACCAGAAGGTTTAGACCCTTCTTTTGGAGCAGTACCTAGAGATGAAAAAACAGGTTTACCTTTACCGGGTGCAGCCGTAGGTACACCAGACCCTTCTTTTGGAGCAGTTCCTAGAGATGAAAAAATAAAAGGAGAAGACTTTACTATGTCTACTTTTGGTGCTACTGAACCAAGATTCGGAGATTATGATAGAGATGAACCACCTAGAAATGGTGAACCAGACCCTACACCGCCGCCAACACCAGCTCCTACACCGGCACCAACACCAGCACCTACACCGGCACCTACACCGGCACCGACACCAGCTCCAGAAGAAAGTGCTTTAAGAGAACAAATAGCAGCCCAAGCTAGAGGTGAGATGCCAGAAACTGTAACTATACCTGATGCTATTAAAGTTGATGAAAGTATTGCACAAGAAGTTACAACCATGCCAGAACCAACGACAGTTGAATATGAAGAAACTGTTGGAGTTCCTGATGAAATAGTTAGTACCATTAATGAGGTAGCAAAAGCTGAAGGACCAATAGAAGCTAAAGTTTCAACTATTGCAGAAATATTAAAGGTTTCTGAAGATGTTGCTGTTAAAATAGCTCAAGGAGAAATAAGACCTGAAAATCTAGCAAATGAAATAAAAGTTGCTAGAGTTCAAAATATTCAAGCTGCTACAGTAGAAATAAAAGAAGGAGCTGTAATGGAAGCCGTTAAAGGACAATTAAGTCCAGAGGCTAAAGCAAAAGCAGTTAGAAATGTTGGTACTACTTTAGCAAGAGTTACCAGAGCTAAAAAACAATTAAGAAATGCTGGTTTATCTGAAGAAGATATTACAGAGCTTGGAGATGACCCTGAAGCTCTTGAAGATAGACTAACAGATTTTACTGAACAACAAAGAGGTGTTATAGCAGGATTACCTGAAGAAGCTTTAGTATCTAATCAACTTGATAGTTTACTTAATGGTCTTGAAGAAGGTGAAATACCTATGTGGGCTAGACCTGCTGTAGCTAGTGTTGAAGCTATGTTAGCTCAAAGAGGCTTATCAGTTTCTACTGTAGGTAAAGAAAATTTAATAAATACTATTATTCAATCTTCTATTCCATTAGCTCAAGCAAACGCTCAAGCTATACAAACTTCAGTAACACAACAAAGAGGAATTGAAGCTCAAGCAGCTGAAGCAGATGCACAAAGAAGACAGCAAGTTGCTTTAACAAATGCTAGTAATGTTTTCCAAATGGACATGGCTCAGTTTAGTGCTGACCAACAAACAGCTTTATCTAATAGTAAATTTTTACAAACTGTTAGTTTAACCGAAGCTAGTAATAGACAGCAAGTAGCTATACAAAATGCTTTACTAACTTCACAAGCTAATTTAGCTGATGCAAACTTTGCTCAACAAAGTCAAATACAAAACGCTCAATCATTTTTACAAATGGATATGGCTAATTTAAGTGCAGAACAACAAAGTTATATGATAGAAGCACAACAAGAACAACAAAGAATATTATCTAATCAAGCTGCAGAAAACACTAGAAGACAATTTAATGCTACTTCAGATATGCAAGTAGAACAATTTAATTCTAATTTGGCTGCTCAAGTAGAGCAATTTAATGCTCAACAAACCAATGCAGTTAATCAATTTAATGCTACACAAAGAAACGCAGCACAAGCTAGAGATACTCAAAGAGCAGCTGATGTAAATAAATTTAATGCTCAGCTAAGAACTCAAATTGCTGAGTTTAATGCTAATCAAGATTTTGCTAGAAATCAATGGAACTCACAAAATAGAGCAGCGGTTGAAGCTTCTAATGTTCAGTGGAGAAGGCAAAGCAATACTGCTAATACAGCAGCTCAAAATGCTATTAATATGCAAAACGCTATGAATGCTTTTAACATGTCACAAACTGCTCTTTCATATATGTGGCAGGAATTAAGAGATAATGCTGATTATGATTTTAGAACAAGTGAAAATGAAAAAAATAGAATATCTCAATTAGTCGCTACTGCTTTAGCTTCTGACCCAAGCAGATATGGTAGTGGTTTATCAGCAATAGAAAATTTAATAGGGATAATAACAGGACCAATAGGGGATACATAAAATGGGATTTTTAAGAAAAATAGTTAAAAAAGTAAAAAAAGGCGTAAAAAACGTAGTCAGAGGAGTTAAAAAAGTTTTTAAAAAAATTACAAGCAGTAAGGCATTAAAAGCTATAGCACTCATAGGAGCAGCTATTGTAACAGGAGGAGCCTTTGTAGGAGCTTATGGAGGTACTTTAGCTAGTTCAACAGTTGGAAGTTGGTTGGCTAGTACATCAGCTAAGATTTTAGCAACCCCAGTAGTAGGAACATTAGCAACTCCTTTTAAATGGTTAGGTGCGGCAGCAGGAACAGGAGCTGGTAAAGTAACAGACTTCTTAGGTTTTACAAGTGAAGCAGGAAGATTAAATCTAGATAAAATAGCTTTTGACCCTGTTAATAAAGGATATCTAAATATTGAAACAGGACAACCTTTAACTCCTACAGAAGTAGCTAATTTACCTTCTTCATTTAAAGATACAGCACAAGTGTCTGGTTCTTATTTAGATTCTAGTGGTAAAATTGTTAGGGGAGGAGACAAAGTTGAAATGCCAGAACAAACAGGATTTTTTGATACAAAAACAGGTCAATTTGTTAAAGAGGCAGCTTTTAGTATGGGTCAAACTTATATTGAATCAGAACTACAACCTGAACAACAAAGAATGGGAGATGCTGCTGGTTTGTCTCAAGCAGGCGGTATAAATATGCAACCATTACAGGTAGCTTATGCTCAGCCTGTAGTTAATATAGGTGATGCTTATAGTAATTTAAGTTATGGAACTGGTGATATAGGCTATTTAGCTAGTGATTTATATAGACAACAAACAATAGGAGCAACAGCATAATGATGGAGAAAAAAGAATTAAGACCCGGAAGACCTGTAGTAGAAAGTACTGTTTCAGGAGCCGTAGAAAAAATACTTATAGATGCAGCAGATGCTGGTGTTACTTTAGATGATATTAAAGAAGAACCTAAAGTAAGAGGAGAAGCTAAAGAAAGCCAAGAAAATTTAGATAAATTAGTAGAATTAAAATCTAAGGGTAGTTCTATTCCGGGACAAGCATTAACTAATAGTCCAGAACAACCTTACCCGTGGGAACAACCGGCAGAGTTTGCTAATCCGAGAGAAGCAATAGATTCTGTTTTAGCTAAATTATTACAACCAGAAGCTGCTAAAGAAATTATTAATGCTTTATCAGAGGGAGCTAGTGTTGGAGACTTAGCCATATCTATTACTTATTCTCAATTTGTTGAAGGTAAAATAAATCCAGACAGTATGATGTTAATGGTAGAACCTTTAATGTATTTAATTATGGGTATTGGTGATGAAGCTAATATTAAATACAATATTGATAATGATGATATAGACGAAGGAGAGGAAGAAGAAATAAAAAGTAAGCTTCAAGAATTTAATAATATTTTTGAGCAAATAAAATCAGGAGCTATGTCTAAAGAAATTGAACCAGAAAAAGCTGAAGCAGTAGTTGAAAAATCATTATTAGATAAAGTTAAAGAAGCCGGTCCAGAAATTAGACAAAGTTTATTAGCAAGAGAGGAAAACAATGAGTGATTATTTAAAAGATTCAAGCTATGGTCAATTAGCTAGTAGTTTATTAGGAAAACAAAAAAGCTCTAAAAAACGAGATTTTGTATACAGTTTAATAGGTGGCTTTTTACAGAATAGACAAAGAAAATTAAAGGAAGGAGTAACATCTTCGTTAGAAGCTTTAAATTTAGAATACGATGCTGTCTTTAAAGGTAATGAAAGTAGATATAGAAAGGCTGATACCGACAGAGCTTTATATGAATCTTATCAAAAAGATATTGGTGAAGGTGACAAAAATACAGTTTTAGTACAAAAAGCTATAGAATTATTTAATAAAGACCCTTCAATTATGGCTGCAGGTAAAAATTATAGTATGATTTCTTCTTTAGACGAAGAATCAAGAAAAAAAGCAGACGAACTTTATAAGGGTTATCTGGAAGAAGCAAAAATATTTTTTACAGAATTAGGTGAAACTCCAGAAATAACTGCATTAACTTTTCAAGATTATAATGAAGCGTTTGTAAATGAATATAAAGCTAAATATAATGCTTTAAAGGATGACCCCGCTAAACAAAGTTTATTAGCAAGCTGGGCAGACAAACTTTTTCCTAATTCTTTTGACCGTAAAAGAGCTGAGCTTTCATTAGCTATTACAAACGCTGAAGAAAAAACAAAAATTATTGAAGATAATAGTTTAAATTATATTAAGCCTAACGAAGAAGTTGAAGCAGAAAATTTATCAGCAGAAGTTAGTTCTGTAAATAATATAAGTCAAATTAATAATTTAGATACGTTTTATTCTCAGGAAGAAAGATTTAAATTAGATAAAGATACTTTTACTAAAAAAGTAGCAGCACCCGGACATGTTATTACACTAGACGATTTAAATAACGCAGCTTTATATGGCGTTAATTTACCGGGCTTATCTGGTTTTAATAATATTTTAGCTAGCGAAAGAGGTACATTATTTACAGCTTTAAGTAAAGTTAGAAAAAATAATGCAGAAGGGATAGACAATCTTACGGGTTTAAATGAATTAGAACAAAGAATTTATTTTAGAGCTATTGGAACTACTGCGGAAGCAGAAGAAGCTACAGACCTTAGATTAATAGTAGCAAGAAAACAAGTAGCAGAATTAACAGCTCCTTATAGAGCAAATCTTAAAACTCCTGAAGAATACGAAAACGACTTGCAAGACAAAGATTACATGAAAGGTAAAGAAACTGAAATTGTTGCTATAGTTGAAGGTCTTGTTAAAAATGAAAATCTTCCGTCAAGTTATGAAAACTTTTTAGATTTACTTGATAGTGATTTGTATTTTGATGAAAAAGAAATAGGACGTGGCGGTTTTCTTTACATGGGAAAAGATTATGCTACCGACGCTCCTAAACAACTTTTTTTACAAAGTACTGTTAGAACTATGCAAGAATTAATAGAAAGCAACCCCGCCTATGCTGGTAGAGACGGATATCTGAAAGCTATTATAGATGCAGTTAAATTTCAATTAAGTGGTTTTCAAGAAAGAGAATATGGAACTTTTGGTGGTAGAAACTTTAGTTATGAACCAACTGACTTAGAGTTTTTTAATATAACAAATAAAGAAAAATTAAATGAAAATGACGCTAATACTTTAGTTTCTATTCTTAATAATAAAAGTTATCCTCAATATATATTAGGAGAAGACGGGGTAACTCCTGTTTTTAGTAGAACTCCCGGTAATGCTATTGAACAAAGTAATTATAGATTTTTTTATACTACAGCTGGGTGGAAGTTTGAAGTAATCGGAGATTAATTTGTCAATCAGAAATAATTATTTTAGCGGAGAGAGTAGAAGTTTACCTTTAATACAGCAAGTAGAACAAACTTATACTCTCAATGACCTTAGAAATGACGATGAATTTAATGAGGTAACTACAAGATTTTTACAATCTATTGGTGAGGGAAGTAGACCAGACGATTTATTTGGTTATTTTAGGGGTAATGAATATAATATTGGAGATGCTTTACAGGCTTATTCAGCTACTGAAGACTTTACTGAACAAGATAAAAAAGATTATATTTATTTACAGAATAAATTTAATAATGCTAATGTTGGAGACTGGATAGAATGGATTAGAACAGCAGGAGACATTGGACAAGAATTAATAACAGACCCTACTTTAATTGCTAGTGCTTTATTAATTCCTTGGTCTGGCGGTACTTCTTTAGCTGGTCGTATAGCTACTGGAAAAGCCGTTACAACAGCTTTAAAAAAACTAGGTAATCCTTTAATTTCTCAAGGACTTACTAAAACTTTATCAGCAACTGGTCAAGTTTTAAAAAGCCCTTTATCAGCAAGAGCTACTCATGCTCTTGTAGGTGCAGAAGGTGCTTTGTGGGGTTCTTCTTATGATTTCTTAAAACAACAAAGAGAAATAAATTTAGGTCAAAGAGATGAATATGATGTATATTCTACTTTAACAACAGGAGCATTAGGAGGAGTTTTAGGCTATGGAGCTTCTTTTGGTATTAGACATCTTGCTAATACACCTAGTTACCTTCGTTCTATTGAATCAAAAAGACTTGCACGAATAGACAATAATTCTAATTATAAAGCTTCTGATTATACTTTACTTGAAAAGGGTGCTGAGTTAGGTCTTAGAGCATTAAATTTATTTACCAAGCCTACTTCTGCTTTTTTAATTAAAGCTAAAAGGTCTAAAACTTTACAAGACCTTATGAAAATATTTAGGTATGATTCTTTAAAGCCTATGGCAGCTGAAAAAGCTGGCACTACTCCTAGACTAGGAGATGACTATAATCAAAGTTTATTATCTTTTATACACAACAGAATAGAAAAATTTCACAAAATTTTAGATGAAAATAAACTTCTTGAAAGTTTAAAAACAAAAGAAGTTATGCCTTTTTCTAAAGGTGCTTTAATAAATCCATTTAGAAGTAAAACCAAAAGAACTAGAGAATCTATTTTTCGTAAAACTAGACTTTCTGAAGAAACTAATGATAAATTATGGACTTATTTAGTAACAGGAGAAAAAAAAGGTCTTAGTAAAGATATTATTAAAGCAGGCGATGAAATTAGAGCATTATTTGATGACATATTAAAAACAGGTAAAAAGGCAGGTTTAGATATAGGGGAGATAGAAAACTTTTTTCCTCGAGTTTGGTTATCAGATGCTTTACAAGAAAATAACACTTTATTTATAAAAAAACTTGCTCGAGATGAGTTTGGTGGAGATGTAAGTAAAGCAAAAAAAGTTTTAGAAGATATGCTTGATTTAAATAAAACTGGAATCCGGGGTTTTGAAGGTACTTACCATAGCGCTGTTCATTTATCTTCTATAAAAGCAGAAAGAAAATTATTAAAAATAAAAGACGAAAATTACTCTCAATTTTTAGATAAAAATATTATGAATGTTGTTGAAGATTATATTTTTCAAGCAGGAAAATTAATTGTTAGAAAAGAAAAACTAGGAGAAGATGTTGCAGAATTTAGTAAACGTTGGATAAAACCAATACAAGATGAGTTAGGTAATGTAGAATTAAGTGCCAGAGAACTTAAAAAATTAGAACGAATTTATTTATTTACTACAGGACAAGCTGGTTATATAAATAATCCTTTAGGTAGATTTTTAAGTGATTTAACAGTTACAACTACTCAAACAGCCTTACTTCCTTTTGCTACAGTTACTTCTATAGCAGAATTAGCTGTACCACTGTTACGAGGAGCTAAACCTATTTCATTTAAGTCTCGTGCAAAAGGAGAGTATTCTCAGGCTTTTACACAATCTTTTTGGGATACAACTACAAGTTCTTTAGATATGTGGTGGAAGGACGTACAAAAAAGTATAGGTAAAGATGTACCTTTAGATGTTAGAAGTAAAAATTTAAGAGAATTAAATGCTTTTGGTAGAGCTGTAAATTTAGCTAAAGAAGATAGAGCGCAAGCTATTTTTGGACAAGCCCACGGTAAAAATTTTACTAAAATTCAAAATGTTTTTTTTAAAGGCATTTTATTACATGATTGGACTAGATATGTGCAATTAATTGGCTATGATTATGGTAAAGGTTTAATTTATAGAAATTTAAATGACCTTGTAAATGGTAAAAACTTAACTAAGTTACAAAAACAAAGAATAGCTGGTGAGCTTAATGAGCTTGGAGTAGATATTCAAAAAGGTGTACAATGGATTAAAAACGGAGCTGAACAAACTGATAATTTTTATTTACAAGATGTAAGAAAAGCAGCCTCAAGATATACAGATGAAGTTGTAATGAACCCAACAACTGCTGCTAATCAAAAACCATTATTACATTCACAGCCCGCAACAAAATGGGCTTTTGGTTTATTAGGTTTTCCTACAGCTTATAGTAATACTGCTTTAAAAAATGCTGTTAGAGAAATAACTAAAGATGCTAGATATAGTACCAACTTAAGTACACCTGCAGTTTTTACTGGTATTTTAATTTCAACAGCACTAGGAATAGCTGGTAATACAATAAGAACTAAAGGTAAAGCATTAGAAGAATATAATAGCGGTGAAAAACCTTTATGGTCAGATGATTTAAGTGCTACTGGTACTGACTCTGGTTTATTAAACGACGCTTTACAAAGGTCAGGTTTATTTGGACCTTTTGAGTATTATGTTAGATTTAAACAAGCTAGAAAATATCAAAATGATATTACAGCAGCTTTAAGTACTTTAACAGGACCAGCTGTAGGTGATATTCTAAGATATGTTAGAACTTCTCAGTATCAAGGAGCAAACTATGAAGCTATACTTAGAAGAGCGCCTTTTATTACATTATTAAGAAGTTCTTTTCCTGAAACTTATGAAAAAGTTTTAGAAGCTGTTAAAGAGCTAGATAAAAGTTCAGCGCCTGTTAGACCTGAAGAAGATGAAATACCTAGGTTTGGTCTTTCTACAGGTGGCTTAGTATCAGGACCAAAAGTTCCTGCAACAAAAGAGAACCCAGCAGACCGTATCAATCCTTTTACTAACGAGCCTTATCAAGAACAGATGGACAGGCTAGGCTTTGCTGAAGGTACAAATGCTAACATGATAAATTTAATATTTTTACAAAAATGGCATAGAAAAAACTTTACAGATGTAGATGAATTTAAAGGAACTTTAGATAAAGAATTAAAAGGAAAAACAGTTTCTATGAGATTAGGTACTTTTGGAATAGATGGTAAAACTTATATTCTACCTACTTATGCAAAAGGTATTGGTAAAATATTACCTGTCGAAACATTTATACAAGATATTAAAGATGGTAAGATAAGAGGATATAAAACAGTAGATGAAGCTGAAAAACAATTAGAAATTTTAAGAGATAAAATTATTTACGAAGAAAGGAAAGGCTTTTCTGAAGGTAAAAAATATTAAGTGGAAGCTTTTATTCTTATGCTAGATTTAATTAAAGCTAATATTAGAAAAGAAGAAGGTTTAAAATTACAAGCTTATAAACCTATAAAATCTGAAAAATATTATACTATTGGATATGGAAGATACGGTCCGACTATTAAAGAAGAAGATGTTATTACGCTAGAACAAGCTGAACAATTTTTAACTGAAGACGTAAATAGTAGATTAAAAGAGATTAATAATTTATTACCTGATTTTAACTCTTACCCTTTAGAAGTTCAAGTTGCTTTATTTAGTGAATATTATAGAGGCTCAATAGGACAAAGCCCTAAAACAATAAAACTTCTAAATAAGAAAAAATATAGAGAAGCAGCTATAGAGTTTTTAAATAACAAAGAATATAAAAATGCTGTTGAATTAGGCAAGCCCGGAATAAGAAAACGCATGGAAGAAGTAAGTAAAGCTATAAAAATATTAGAGGATATTAACAATGCTACTTTACACTGAACAACAATTAGAAGAAGCTTGGCAGGAAAACTGCAAGGTTAGAACACATCTCGGTTTACCTTGGTTTACTATGGAAGACTATAGACCTTTGTATGAAGTAGAGATGGAAAAGTTTATGTTAGGAGAATTTGAATAATGGGATTTCCGTTTGAAATAATTACTATGTTAGCCTCGACAATTCTTGGCGGAGTAATGAGTATCTGGGCTGAAAGTCGTAAGGCTAAAGCAGAAAATGAAAAGCTTCTTATAACTCGTGGTGAGTTTGATATGAAAGCTAGAAAGCAATCTATTGAAGCCGGACAAAAAGATAAAGGCTTTGCTTGGACTAGAAGAATTATAGCTTTAAGTTCTGTGTTTGCTATTGTTGTATTTCCTAAACTAGTTGCTGTGTACTATCCAGATGTATTAGTAACAGTAGGGTATACACAGTGGAATCCGGGCTTTATGTTTTTTACAGAAGGCAGAGAAATATTTGAATGGATAACTTTCGAGGGCTTGGTAATAACTCAGTTAGATACTAACCTAGTATCAGCTATTATTGGCATGTACTTTGGTGGTAGTTTAGCAAAAGGAAGATAATATGAATACAACTCAGTGGATGAAGTTATTAGAAACTGTTGGTATTCCAGCAGCTTTTGCTGTTGCTGCAGGGTTTTTAGTGTGGAAACTATTTAACCACCTAATCGCCGACGTTCATAAGAAATTAGATACACAACACAGCATGATAGTAGCTTTAATAGATAGAGTAAGACAAATAGATAATGACATAATAAGAATAGATACAATGTGTAGAACCGCTATGGGCGTTCCCGTAGATGTAGATAAATTAGCAAGAGCAGATGGAAAAAAAGACCAACGAAAAGATTGAGGAAATAATAGAAATGAAAATACTAAGTACAATATTTATAATCTTGGTACTAGGTGTTAGTGGATTTGCTGATGCCGATGAAATGGTACACAAATTTAAAAACCCTAGTTTTAGTGGTATAGGAACTTCAGCACATTATCTTACGATTGAGAATCAAGAACACATGCGTAAGATGACAATAAAAGAAGAGATAAAAGCCTTACAAGAACAAATAGAAAGAGATAAAGAAAATACAACTCTAGCAAGATTTGTAAGAAACTTAGAGTCTAGAATTTATGCACAACTATCTAGACAATTAGTAGAAAATTTATTTGGAGAGACCCCTAGCGATAGTGGGATATTAGAATTAGAAGGCAACACTATAGAATTTGAAGTTGTCGACGGAATTATAACATTAAGGATTACAGATAGTGACGGGAATACAACAGTTATCAGTTTGCCTATTGGCGATTTTACTTTCTAGTTGTGCAGTAATAGCGAAGAACGAAGATTTAGTTATATCACAAGACAGGAAACCTGCTCAAGTTTTAGACTTGCAATCAGAAGAATTAGCAAGCTTACCACCTGCAGAAAATAGACCAGTCATAGCTGTATATCCAAATAGTTTTTCAGATTTAACAGGACAAAGAAAAAGCAACAGTAGCTTTGCTATGTTTAGCACAGCAGTTACACAAGCTCCTGAAGCTTTACTCATTAGGGCTTTAAAACATGCTGCTAATGGAAAATTTTTTAGAGTTGTTGAAAGAGTAGGATTAGATAATCTTACTAAAGAACGACAACTTATTAGGTCAACCAGAGAAAACTTTGAGGAGGATAAGAAACTTCAACCTTTATTATTTGCTGGTCTTATAATACAAGGTGGTGTCTTATCTTATGATACCAATATTGAGACTGGGGGATTGGGTGCTAGATATCTAGGCATAGGTAATAGTACTCAATATAGAGAAGATGTAGTTACTATTTCATTACGAATAGTTTCTGTGTCTACTGGTGAAGTATTGATGGAGACTACGGTTTCTAAAAATATTTTATCAACAAGTGTTTCTCAAGATGTTTTTCGTTTTATTGAAATGGGTACTGAACTCGTAGAAATAGAAGGAGGCATTGCTGAGAACGAATCCGGTTCTATAGCTTTACAAAAGGCAATAGAAACTGGGGTATTAAATTTAATAGAAATAGGAATAAATAGAGGGTATTGGAAATATGAAAACTTTGAAATTAATAAGCCTTGTGATGTTGATGCTGACGAGTGCATTGATATACGGGGATGATAATGAAATCTATATAGACCAATCAGGCGATACTGCTAACATAGATTTAGAACAGCTTGGTGGTGGAAACATCATCGGTGGTTTAAATTCTCAAGCAGGAAACCTAACTGCATTAGACTTAGATGGCTCTACACTAACTCTAGATATTAACCAAATAGGAGATAATAACTTATTCTATGGTGATATCTTAGGAGATAGTATTACAGGCTATTTTAATTTTGATGGTAGTTCAAATGAATTTACTATTCAAGTTGACCCAACTAATACCTATGGTGCTGATAGCTCAGACTTCAATGTTCAGGCTACTGGTGATAGCAATGACTTTACATTAAATGTAGGGACAAGTTCTATGGCTAGTAATACTGACTTGGACTGGGTTATAAATGGGAGTTCAAATACATTGGATTTCGACATCAATTATGATGGTGGCACTTCGTGGGTTGATATAGATGGTGATAGCAACAATGTAACTTTTGACGGTAGTGGATATGCTGGCGGGTACTTTTACCTAGACCAGACAGGTGATTCACGAACTTTTAATATACAGCAACTTAGTACATTAAATAATGATTGGCTTAAGATTATTTCTTCTGGTGATAACGGCAGTGTTTGCGTCATACAAGATGATGGCGGAACAGCAGTCGGATGTTAGCATAGGAAATATTACAGAACTTAAAGGTAACGGCAGGGTCGTTAGGGAACATGCACCTTATGATGCTGCCTTATCTTTTAGTATAGAAAGTTTTGATAATGTAGAAACTTCTAACGGTAGGATGGGTATTACCTTCCTTAATGATACCCAAGTTCGTCTGACCGAGCATTCTGAATTGCTCATAGATGAATTTATTTATGACCCTAATCCATCTAAATCTAGGATGGCTCTTAATTTTACTAGTGGAACTGCTAGGTTTATTACTGGTAAACTAAACAACATCAATAAAGAAAACATTGCTATTAAGACACCAAGTGCCAACGTGTCAATTCGTGGGACCGACTTCACTCTGACAGTAAATGAACTAGGTGAATCTCTTATTATATTACTACCTAAAGATGATGGTACTCCAAGTGGAGAAATACTTGTAGCTACTGCTGCAGGTGAGGTAGTACTTAATCAGCCCTTTCAAGCTACTACAGTTTCTATGTTTGAAACTGAACCATCTAAGCCAGTTATACTTGATATCACTACTCAGTTAATTGACAATATGTTGATTGTTAATCCACCTAAAGAAGAAATAAGTTTAACTGAAACAACAACAGACACCAGTAGTAATAATATATTAGATGTAGACTATTTAGAATTTGAAGACTTAGATGTAGACTATTTAGCTCAAGATGATTTAGAGTTTAATGAGCTTGATATAAATTATCTTGATGTAAATTTTCTTGAAGACCTTTTAAATATTATTGAAGATATCAATGAGCTTGACCAAACAGAAACTTTATTACAAGCTGACTTAGATTTAAAAGGAACTTCATTTGGCTTTGATGCTGAAACACAAATCAATACTTTTACTACTGATAATACTTTAACTTTCTACAAAGCCTTAGAAGATACTATAAGAATTGATTTAGATAAATCAGCTTCGTATACAGTCATACTTGTACAGAACGGTAAAAGTACACAGATTATTGTTAATGGTGGTAGCTCTTCTAAGATAACAATTAAACAGAGTAGTTAATATGAAGTGGTCTATACCTTTATTAGCCCTGCTAATCGTGCCTTTACTTTTTAATTTTGTACCCTTAGAAATACTAAGATTAAAAACCTTTGATGCCTTTGTAGAAACTCCAGAGCCTTCTGGACATTTTGTTATTCTTAATATAACAGAAGAAGATGTACAAGAAAAAGGTGGTTATCCTTTTCCTCGACAAGACCTTGCTCAAATTCAAATTGATTTATTAAACAACGGAGCTATTGGAGTTGGTTGGGTTATACTGTTTCCTCAAGAAGATAGATTTGGCGGCGATAAAGATTTTAGTACAGCTCTAAGTTATTCGCCTAGTATCTTAGCTATGCCTGAATTTAATAATGGAGATTATCCAAAAACACATGGTACAGTTATACTTGGTCCAGATGTAGTCTTACCTAAAGCTACGGGCTTTCTACAAAACATTCCCGAACTGCAAAGTTCTGCTTCTCAAGGTGCGGTATCTGCTCCAGTAGATGTAGATAACCTTGTTAGAAGATTACCTTTATTACAACAAACACCCGACGGTTGGGTTGCTGCTTTTGGTACTGAAGTATTAAAAACTTTAGTAGATGCTTCAACCTATCAAATAAAAACAAATGAAAATGGAATAGAACAAATAAGAGTCAGGGGTCTACCAGAAATAAATACAGATAGTATGGGTAGGAAATGGATTAGCTGGGTTGACACACCACAGACTACACTAAAAGAAATGAATGTTGAAGGTAAGTTTGTTTTTGTTGGTGTTACTGCAGCAGGAGTAATGCCTCAACTAGCTACACCAAAGGGCTTATTAGAACCTCACAAGATTCAAGCGGCTCTTGCTGAAAGTATTTTAATTGAATCACCTCAGATACCAGACTATAGATTGTTTGTTGAACTATTATTATTATGCACTTCAGTCTTGTTGGTGGCTTTTGTTGTTAGTTACTTTGGACTTACTTGGGGTATAGCATTAGCAGGAACTGCAATGTCCGGTGTAGCCTACTTAGGATATTACTTTATTTCTATAGGATATCTAATAGATGTTACTTGGAGTTTGATAAGTATGTTTGTTATAGCTGCTCAACAGTTCTATTTAAACTTTAGAACTCAGTTCAAACTCAGACAACAGATTAAAAAACAATTTGGAACTTACCTATCTCCAGACATGGTAGCCATGTTACAGAAAAATCCAGAGCTTCTTAAGCTAGGTGGAGAAAGAAAAGAGATGACGTTCTTGTTTACTGACATTATGGGCTTTACTCCTGTTTCAGAAGTATTTAAAAATAATGATGACCCTGAAGGTCTAGTAGAACTTATTAATACTTACTTAGATAAGATGACAAAAATTATACTAGCTAATGGTGGAACCATAGATAAGTATATGGGCGATTGTATTATGGCATTTTGGAATGCACCTCTACCTTGTAAGAATCATGCAGAGTTAGCTATTAAATCTGCGATAGAAATAGAACAAGCAACAGTAGAACTAAATAAACAATTTAAAGAACAAGGATTAGACTTACCACCTATCAATGTAGGGACTGGAGTGAACTCCGGAATTTGTATTGTGGGGAATATGGGAAGTGAAACTAGATTTGATTACTCAGTAGTAGGTGATGCAGTTAATTTATCAGCTAGACTTGAAGCAACTGCTGGCAGAAATGATTACAAACAATGGAAGATTATTATTTCTGAGTACACTAAAGAACTAGCGGGTGATGTTTTTGCTTACGAAAAGATAGATAGTATTATGGTCAAGGGTAAATCAGAGCCAATTACCATATATTTCCCTCAAAATAAGGCTAAATCCTCGTAGAGCTACTCAGAGGCTCTCTAAGAACTTTTATTAAAAATCCAAAGGATATCATTACTAACATTAAAAGAATGTCTTACACGAGATTGTATGCGGTCAATTTTTAAAAAATTAAGAAAATATTACAGTAATAAGATTCTTTATTAAAAAAAACAGACCAACTGCATTTAATATTATTAATGCCCTATCTTTCCAAAGTAATCCTACGAACAACCAACCTGATACTCCTATAATAGATAAACTTAAATCATATAATTGCATACCTTCTACGCCTCGTAAAGACATAGCAGTTACAATTATAAAACTTGATATCCATTTAACATACCAAGACATATCTCCTTTCGGAGTAGCCGACTTAAATATCCTTTTGGAATTTTTTAATTCTTCTAAATCAAACTTCATTTGTTACTAAAGCATTAACTTCTCTTTCTAAAAACTTATGTAAAGGGTCTAACTTAGTCTTTGCGTTTCTAATAATATTTTTAATTATTTCTTTTTCACAAATCGAAAACACATTATCAACTTCATTCTCTGGAAGCATACTAAGTTCTGTCACTATTTTGTTTTCTCTGGTCAGTAATACTTTAAAGCTTATTAGGTTCGCTTCTTTCTGGCTCATTTGTATTCTCCAAGTTACTAAATGTAACTTTATCTTGTCGTCCTCTTAGCCCTGCTTTCATATAAGAAGTTGCTCGACCCTCAAAAAAGTTTTGATGTTCAACTCCCATTACTTCATCTATCCAAGTAAGAGGATTCTCTTTTTGATTGTAGTTAGTTTTAAGACCTAACTGTAAAAGTCTTCTATCTGCGATGTAACGATTGTACTTATACATATCTTCTTTAGTTAATCCTTGAATGTTACCCATTTCAAAAACTAAATCTAAGAATTTATCTTCAAGCTTAACCATCTCTCGGCATATCTGATATATTTCTTTTTTAAATTCATCTGTCCATATATCTATATTTTCTTGTATAAATTGTCTGAATAATTTTGTCATTGCTTCTACATGCATAGATTCGTCACGAATAGAATATGTAACTATCTGTCCCATGCCTTTCATCTTACCGAACCTTGGGAAGTTTAATAAGATTGCAAAGCTACTAAATAATTGTAGCCCTTCTGTAAAAGCTGAATAGACTGCTAAAGTTTTAGCTATACTTTTCTTATCTTGTCTGGTTGTTTTAATATCATGGATGTACTCATGCTTGTCAGACATCTCTTCATATTCAGCAAAGGCTTTATATTCATTGTCTGGCATACCAACAGTATCAAGTAATAAACTGTAAGCATGTTGGTGAATAGATTCCATGTTAGCAAAAGAACCCATCATCATTCTAGCTTCTGGTTTCTTAAAGATACGCATGTACCTATCAATATAACCTGCACCTACATCTACATCTGATTGAGTAAACAATCTAAATATCTGTGTAAGTAAATTCTTTTCTACATCAGTAAGGTCTTGCCAATCTTTGACATCTGTATGTAAGGGTACAGATTCTGGCATCCAATGCATTTGGTTCTGTAAGACATAGTAGTCAAACATCCAAGCATCATCAAATGGTTTATAGTATTCTCTCGTTCCCAACAAGCTCATAATCTAACTCTCTTAATATTTTAATATACTCTACTGCTTCTGCGTAGTCTTTAAATAACTTATCAATAGTCTCAACCATATCAGGATGGTCAGCTACTGCAACTGGGTCACTAAGATATAATTTTAAATTAGTCTTAGCTATCGTTTTTTGTGCTTCATATTTTTTTTCTAAAGCTTTAAATAATTCTCCTTTCATTTACTCTTCCTCTTTTAATTTTTGTATAACAAAATCTTTAAACATATTTTTTATTTCATCCATTTCCCAGCCTCTACGAGTATGGTACATGTATTCATACATTAAATCATCTGTTGCTTTAACTTCTAAATTAAGTTCTTTCATTCTAGCACGGATACAATCTGTAGTTACTACCCAAATAACAAGAGCTTCATTATCATCTTCCCATTTAGATAGGCTATCCCAATTTACATCCATTATCCTTGTCCTCTATATTTTTTCCAAGACCTCTTTTTGTTTTTATTCATCCGAGAAAAACCTACATTGTTTCTCCCAATAGAAGTCTTTTTACCTCTTGCTCCTGTTACTGGTTGATGCCCTGTTGTAAACTGTAGCTTTGATTTCTTAGGCATTATCCCTCACAAGCTATACAGCCTTCATCTAATTTTATTCTAGGTATTTTAACATTTACATTCTCAGCATTCCTAGCTGCATTTGACCTAAAGTAATATAAAGATTTTAATTTATTAGCTCCATACCAATGTACATCATTAACATACTGCATGTACTCATCGTGTATTGCTTGAGATTCAGTAGCTTTAGGTAAAACAAAAAATAAATTTACTGATTGAGATTGACAAATAAAATCTTGTCTTTGATGTGCATGTTCTACAACCCAGATTTGATTTATTTCATTTGCTGTTTTAAATATTTCTTTTTCTTCTTCAGTTAATACTTTTAAATGCTGAACAGAACCATCTTGTCCGGCTATATCTTTCCATAACTCAGTTAATTTTTTACCTTTAATTCCTTTAACCTTAAAAAGTTTTTCAAGATATTTATTCTTTACTTGATAGCTTCCGGATAAAGTTTTGTGTGTATAAACATTAGCACGGTACGGCTCAATCGAAGGAGATGTTCCGCCACAAATAATACTAGAAGAAGCATTAGGAGCAACAGCGAGAAGGTGAGCAAACCTAAGCCCACTACCAGAAATATCAGGAGCTTCCCCCCTCGAATCAGCAAGTCTTTCAGAAGATTCCAAAGATTTTGTTTTGATGTGTTTAAACGCTTTATGATTAAATCCAGATGCGTAGATACTTTCAAAAGGGATTTGTTTAGATTGAAGGTAGGCGTGAAACCCCATCGCTCCCAAGCCAATCGACCTTTCTCTGTAAGCTGAGTAAGCAGCTTTAGTAAAACCTCTTTTACCTTTTCGTATGTATTTTTTAAACCTTTTAAAATTTGCATTATATTCTCCTAGTTTTTCTGTATCAATAGCATTATCAATAAAGTGTTGTAATACATTATCTAACATTGTTATTAAATCTGCAACAAAAAAAGAATCTTTTGACCATTCATCAAAGTGTTCTAAATTAACTGAAGATAAACAACAAACAGCTGTTCTTTCTTCATCTGTTGGTAAAGTTATTTCAGAACATAGATTACTTTGTTTGATTTCTAAACCTAAGTCTTTTTGTTTTTGTGGTAAAGCTTCATTACACTTATCTATATTAACAATGTAAGGCTCTCCTGTTTCAGCACGAGCATTTATTATTTGCCACCATAGTTCTCTGGCATTAATAATTTTAGTTGGCTCATTTGTTTTAGGGTCTATCAATCTCCAATCAGCATCTTCTTCTACTGCTTTAAGAAATTCATTATTAATATTAACTCCATTGTGTAGGTTTAAACATTTTCTATTTATATCTCCACCGGATTCTTTTCTCATATTTATAAACTCTTCAATCTCAGGGTGCCAAACATTCATGTATGCTGCATAGCTACCTCGTCTTGTTACACCTTGATTGAAGGCTAACATCTGTGAGTCTACAACATGCATAAAGGGGATTGAACCAGTAGACTTACTACCGTGAGCAGTAGATATACCATTACTACGAACGTCTCCCCAGTATCCACCAATACCTCCACCCGAGCTTGCCAACCATATATTCTCATCATAATGAGATGAAAGACCAGTCCTGCTGTCAGGTACATAATTAAGGAAGCAGCTAATAGGAAGCCCACGCTTGGTTCCCCCGTTACTAAGTATAGGGGTGCTAAACATAAACCAACAGCGGGAACTGTAGTTATAAAGTCTTTGAGCGAGTTCAAAATCTGTGACACCTTTGAAGGTGGCTCCGAAGACGGAGGCTCTTGCGAATGCTTCTTGTGCATGTGTTTCTTCTCCTGTAAAATATCTATCTTTTAAAGTATCTAAACTAAATTTATCTAAAATTTTTTCATTGTCGTAATTTATTTTTATACCTAAGTATTCTTTTGTTCCTATTTTATCTACCATTATTATCCTTTTTTATATAAGGGTCTGTGCCATCGTGAATGTATAATAATATAATTGCATAGTGTAATATCTTCATAATGTCTTTTCTATTATAACCATTTTTATTACCGTATCTTTTAGCATATTTAATTATATTACCAATACTAAAACCTACTCCATGTCCTGCATCTATAATAATATCTGTAGCTTGATATTTATTTATAGCATAGTGTTGTTTGTATGTATCATCAATATAATCTTTTAGTTCTGCTATTAAATCATCTTCATTAAATTTATACATTTGGGATTCCTAATTCTTTTAATGTTATATCTGGGTTTTTCTTTACTTGTTTATAAAACCAACGCAATGAGTAAGCACTCAACATGAATCTATTGTTAGCATAGATGTGAGTTTGCTCTGGTAAAAATTCTTTTAAGTTCTTTAAACTAATCCTAGTAGCGTCTTCTCCTTCTGGAACCATTGATTGCAACCATTGAATTAATAGTTCTTCGCTTTTTCTTCTTAATCTTTTTGCTTTTTTTCCATTCATAATAATTCCTCTACATTAGGTTCCTTAACTATCTTGGTAAAATATACTGGTCCTTTAGCATATTTAAACACACGAAGACCCTTTCCATCATTGGAAGAGGCTCGACATGTAAATTTATACGGGCAGAAAGTACACTCTCTAGGTAACTTCATGTTACCAGACTGACCTTCCGGTACTGCAGTAAAGCAATAATCAGGTGGAGAATCCGACTTGATAATTTTTTTTACTCTATCTATTTTAGACTTTATATTAGGTTTGTCAAGTTCTTCAGGACGAAACAAGGCTAATTCTCCTGTTTCTTTATTGAATGCTAAAAATCCACCACCGTTTGTCTTCTCTGCTTCTTCATATCCGGCAAGCTGAGCCATATATCCAAAGGTATCTTGCTCTGCTAGTGTGCCTTCTTTAAACTTTCTAAAAGAATAACCAGAAGCAGTCTTAATATCTACTACTTCTCCGTCAATTTTACAATCCATGTGTCCTTTAACGCCTTTAACAGATACAGCCTTTTGTTCAGCTGTAACTCTATGTCCTGCAAGTTTAATAAAAAATATTAGTAACACTTCTAAGATGTGTCCATATAAAAATTTAATGAAGGTAGAAGGTTGTAGTTCAGAGTCTTCATCTTTCTCCTCATGCATGTCGTACCATAACTGTCTTTCAGGCTTACCTATGTTAGACATTCTTAGGGTTTGAGTAGTTGCTTTGTTTCTTTTTACTGGAGTAGCCCATTCTTGCACACAACTAGCAATATCAACACCTAGTTCTTCTATTAATTTCTTAGGTATTTTAATTTTTTTACCGTCGGAAAGAACTCCGATAGTGCTATAGATATCTTCTACTAAGGTATCTAAATTTTTATTTCTTTTGCTCATCTTCTATGTCCTTAAAAGCTTTGATAACATCAGATGAAAATAGCTTTTGTAAATTAACTAACCACATTCTACTAGCATTGTGGTCTCCTCCGGCTACGGTTTTAAAACTATCTAGTTCTTTAACTATAGTTCTTAAAACTTCAGTATGAAATACTAAGGTGCAGTATTCTTTATCGCCGACACAAAGATGATGAAACCAATAGTCTGATTCAGTTGCTTCAATACCAGAAGGTTTACCATAGCTTTCATATTCAATAGCTATGTTTCCAGTATCCATCCACATACCTCTTTCAGATTTGACTTCTATTCGTTTATTACATAGCATCTCTGCTACTTTGTCTTCTCTGATACTACCGAACTTTAAATCTATATCAAATTTCTTCCGGTCTTTTTTAGTGGGTTTCACTCCAATTGTCTCCTACTTTGAATTCACCATCAAGAGGACAACGCATGTTAAAATACTCTCCGGCATCTCGAATACTTTGTACTGCTAATTGTCCTGCTTGATTGGCTTGAGAATCTTTAACTTCTATCTGCCATTCATCGTGAATATTTGCCACAAATTTAAAATCAATATCACAAGTTTTAAGTTTATCATTTAAAAGTATCAAAGCTTTTTTCATTACTATAGCTCCTCCACCCTGTAATAAAGTATTTAAAGCGGCATGTTTATGTCTTAAAAATATTTTTCTTCCGTCTAGTCCTTTAAGGAAGCCTTTTCCAGCTGCTCGGTCAACTCTCGTCTTAAGAGACTTAAGTGTTGGTAGACTATTAAGAAACTGTTCTCGCAGCCGTTTACCATCCCTTCTATTTCCTTCAATGATACTTCCAATTTTTTCATCTCCGGCACCGTATATAAGTGCATAGATGAAAGTCTTAGCCTCATCTCTTGATTTAAGGCGAGCAAACTTTCTATTAGTTGTGTGAATGTCTCCGTTGATAATTTCATTTATGTACTCCTTATCTGACATATAGTGGGCTAACATTCTTAATTCTAATCCTGAAGCGTCAACGCCCACTAGCTTATAACCTTCAGCCACTATCCAACAAGCTCTACATTCCTTACCATAAGGACTGTAAACAGCAGGGACTTGAGCCATGTTTGGATTTCTGTGTGTCATTCTACCTGTAATGGCACCCGTAGATATTACTGCTCCATGTACACGGTTATCAGATTTCATATTATCCAACCAAGATTCAATTTGTCCTACTCGTTTTTGTATTAATAGATATTCAGCTATTAATTGAGCTTCTTTTATATGTGATATTTTACTTAATGTTCCCTCATCTACAATAGGTTGTCCGGTTGGAGTAAATCTTTTTGGCTTCCAACCAAAGTCTATTAGATATTGTCCTATCTGTTGACGAGACCCTAAGTTAAATTCTTTAAGTTCTTTTCTAGTGAAAGGAGTAATATCATTATCAGCTACTCGCTCTTCATATTCTATAGTAGTTAAACCTGACTTAGATAAAGTACCATCTTTTTTTAACTTAGGTGTAACCTCTTTGATAGGAACCCACTTAGGTTTAAAAGTATCATGTACTTCATCTTCTACTTCTTTCTTCCTTTGATTCAAAGAACTTAATAATTCCATGGCTTGTTTTTCGTCAAAAAGAAAACCATTTAGTTCTTGTTGTGTTAGTATTTTTGTTATTTCATGTTCTATTTCTACTGATTCTTTAGCAAAACCTACTCCATCTTTCCTAAGTTTTTCTAAAACTTTCTTGTTTAACCTTACATCTTGGACACAATAATCTAACATTGAATCACTATATTCAGTAAACATAGGAGCAGTTGACTTAGGGCAGTTGAGTTTCCAACCCCACTTTTCTAGGCTATGCCCACCCTCACGAGTAGGGTGTAGCAATCTTGATAGGGTCAAAGTATCAATGATTCTAACATGTTCAGATAAATCAACATGTTTGATTCTAGCTATAGCAGGAATATCAAAACCTATGATGTTATGCCCAACCAATACATCAGCAGATTTTAAAAACTCAATGCCCTCGTCAATTTGAGAAGGTTTAAAAGTATAAACATTATCTTGATTATCAATAGCAACAATACACCAGATTACAGATGCAGGTGGTAAGGTTTCTACTTCCCCTTCTTCATTCTTAAAAGAAGATTCCCAAAGTAAACCATTTGTTTCTATATCAAATACTAATTCCATTAAAATTCTATTGAAGATTGTTTCTCATCAGAATTAAATTCTAAGTCATAACCTTCAGATAGTCTCCCTGTTTCTTTGTCGTACAGTAAGTGAGTAGCTACCCCAACATCGCCAGTATATCTTGATTTTAATATTCTTAACCGAGTTGTTCTAGCTTCATCAGGGTCGTCTGATTGTTGATTTCTTTCTAAGGCTATCACACAATCACTAAGTTGTCCAATGCTATTTGAACCTCGCAAATGTGATAGTGAAACTTCAATACCATTCTCATGTCCCTTGTTACCATCAACTCTTCTTAGGTGTGAGACTAAAATTAAACCGGCATTGGTTTCTTCAACCAAACTTCTAAGCCTAGTCATAATATTATCAATGGCTCTTCGTTCATCTCCTTCACCCAAGGCACTAACAAGCATGTGTAGGTGGTCTACTACTACCCATTTACAATCACAACCAACAATCAAGTATCTAAGTTTAGCAAAGATATCATCTATCTCATTAGTGCCGAAGTGAGCATGAATAAAAACTCTATCGTCTTCAAAGACTTTATCAAACATATCCATTAAAGTATCTTCATCAAACTTATCTCGTTCTTGGTCAACATACAAACGAGCGTCTGCTTCGATAGACAAGACACCATCTACTGTTCTTCGCCAATCTTCTTCTAAGGCTATGATACCTACATTGTCTTCGGTGTTTTTAATTAACCAATGTTCTAGCTCACGAGTTACACTAGACTTACCTAGTCCTGTACCACCAGTAAGAGTAACTAACTCGCCCTGTCGAAGCCCGTAAAGTTTTTGATTCAATCCTTCCCAAGGGTAAGGTATGCTTTCTTTACGAGGGCGGTCTAAGAATTGGTCTTTCTTTTCTGATACTCTAATGATACCACCGGGTGTAAAAACTTTAGCGTCCCACCAAGCTGAAGTAAACTCTTTGTACTTACTTTTAACCAACATATCGTTAGCGTCTTTGTAACCATTAGGTAGTGTTACTATCTTAGCTTTGCCCGGTTTTAAAATACTAGCAACTTTCTTTGCCGCTTCCATGCCTTGTTTATCTTTATCAAAACAAAGCACAACATTATCAAAACTTTCTACATACTCTAAGTTTTCTTTGATATCTCTAACCGCTCCTGCCGCTCCCTTGATAATAGAAACGACAGCCCACTTACTACCCAATAACTCGTAGGCTGCCATCGCATCACACTCTCCCTCAGTAATCGTTAGATACTTCCCACCTTCTTTAAAGAGTTGTTGTCCAAACAGACCAACTCCTTGTGGGCTTACATCATAGCTAAACTTTTTATCTCTGACATACCTTATCTTATTAGCAGTCAGCTCATTGTTTATGTATAACGGATAGATGTGCTGAGCTATCTGCCCTGCACTATCATAAACTGTTTTAACTCCATACTTCTCAGCAGTCTCTCTAGCTATACTTCGGTCTGTAAGTTTAGCAAAGACTCCGCCATGAGCATTAAGTTCTCTTACTGTTTTCGTCATACTATTATTCTTTTTCGTTCCTGTGTCTTCTACCCCTTTCGGAAAAAATTCATCGCAACTAAAGCATTTAGCTGAGCCATTTTCATTTACTGACAAAGCGTCGCTTGAGCCACAAGCCGGACAAGGCAAATGACAATCTTTAAATTTTAAATCTGATTCCATCTTTGACCCTCAAAAAAATAGGGTATCCGAAGACACCCCATTTATATTTAATGCTGAGTAATATTAGGATACATTACCCAAAAACTCATAGTTAGCTTTTCTCTTCCGCTACTTCAGTTTCAGCTTCGACTTCTTCTTCCTCTTCGGTTTCAGTAGCCGGCTCTTCTGTCTTCGCCTCAGGACAACCCTTTAAAAGGTCTTCTAAGTTTGCTCTATGAGTACGGCTTGCAAAATCTAATGCTTCAAGTATGACTTGCAAGTTACCAACTTTATTTACCATTACAGTTGCACTGGTTTTTTTCTGTTGGTCTGCAATCAAATTGATATCATAATTAGTTGCTTCGCCTTTATCGTTTCTAATACTAATAACCATTAGAATTCTTCTCCTCCTTCGATGGCTTCAAATTCAGAGCCATCTCCTGATTTATATTGCACTAAGTCAATAACTTGCATAGCTTGGAAATCCAAACCTTTGAAGTCTCCATACTTATTAGAAGTCTCCCACTCATTGTATTGGACTCTAACCTTAGAGCCGTTACCAACAAGTTCATCTATTGGATTTTTATTGCCATCTAAAAGTTTAGGTGGTTGTCTAACCATTCCGTTAGGACCATTCACCTTTCTTTTAAAAGTTATTGCTTTTCCAACAACCTCGTCATTCATAGTTATCTCTTTTACTTTATAACCACGAGATTCAAAGTCGTTGGCAACTTCGTCACTAACCACTAAGTCAACTGTATACACAGGCTCAAACTTAGTGTTAGGTGTCGTTACACTAGCCCAGTAGGCTATTCCTTCTTGTATTGCCATAATCAATTTCTCCTTTTGGCTTGTTTACATATAAAATTATGCATATCTAAATTAGTTTGTCAATAGAATTTATGACATTTGTTTAACTATTTCATACAGGGAAACAGTTCCCTCATTCAATAGTGTTACTTTATACTTGCTGTGTAAAAGTTCTACCGAGTAAGTCCAGTTTAAATCGTCTTGATTTTTAACCACATACCTATCAAACTTTTGAAAGTTATCTTTATCTAAAATAATAGTTTGCTTCATTAGTTTA